ATTCTGCTGATTCTTTATCTGCTTTTTTCTTAGCTTCTCTTTGTCTTAAAACGTATTCAGGCACTATCAATGTCATTGTCTGTTTTCTCCAGCAGGGTTCTTATTTGTTCTAATGCGTAGGATAGACCCTGAATTTCTCCTACCATTGCTTTATAACTAGCCATATCAGAGGCATTGCCGCTAGTTAAAGCAATACTAACCTCATTTATCCTATCATTCAAGGATTTTTGATATTTATATAAGAAATCGGTTACTTTCATTAAACTGTAAAATCATATGTAAATCCCAAATAAGGCATCAATCTGTTGGGATCATTAGGGTCTCTTTTAGGATTTGTATCAAATCTTAATTTAGGACTTATGTTTTGCTGTAAAAATTCATTTATTTTTGGATTTGCATATGACCCAAGACCTTGTAAGAGATTAAATTTACCAGCATCTGCTGTTTTTTGAAAATCATCATCATAAGTAGAATCCGTAGGACTTATTGTATCTGTCCTTCCCGTTAAAAAAGCTCTTTCGGCTGGTTTTAGTCTATTCATTTCTATTTGGAAATCAGGGTTTCGAGCATTAAGACTGTATTTATTCAGTCCCATTCTATCGATAGTCATTCCTAAGTTTTCGTCACCTGAGACTGAAAAATTAGGAGAATTTTCTGTTGTTCTTGGAAACAAAGATCCTGCGGCAGAAGCATATCCCGTTCCAGCAGAGTTCATAGAATCTAATAATTGTTTATTAACTTCAACACGATTAAGGATAGGATTTGTCGGTGCTGCTGGAAGATAGTCTGCTCCCTTTTGAGAAAGAGAAGCTAACTCTATTCGATTACCAGAAGCATCAAAAGCAGTATTGTCTGCCATATTATTCACGGCATTTTGACCAGACTCCGAAGAAAAAATACCGCTCACAAGGTCTGACAAAGAAAAACCACCAGTAGCATCACCCATTTTACCAAGAGCATTTTTTGCATCTGTAAAATTGTCTTTCATAAAATCTGTAAATACTTTGCCCGCCGAAGCCATTATGCCAACGGGTTCCATTTCTACCAAAGCTCTTTCTACTGGAGAATAAAACTTAGGTGCAAGTGGACCTCTTGATCCTTCAAGTTGTGGTAACATTGAAGCTGGAACATCAAAGTTTATTTGATTACGCAAGTCAAAACCAGGAGTTAGACCTCTATCCATCATACCTAAAGCGGCAAAGTTTGGATCATAATTTGCAGCGTTTCCAATATTGGATACAGAGCCACGACCAAAGTCCATTATGTTAGGATTATTAGGATCAAACCTCCCATCTTGAGTGGTATCTGATCCACCAAAAAACCTACGATCACCATCACTAGAACCACCAGAAGGACCAGTGGCAGATACATTTTCACTTCCTAAAGTAAAACTATCAGAGCCACCAAAACCATAGTCGGCTCCACCACTTGGAAGATCAATTTCCACTAACGAACTCCTCTAAATCCAGTTCCTTGAATTGCCATGCCACCACCACGAGCATGTATTGTTTTAGGACTTTCAGGTTTCTTTTTCTTTTTTGCTCTGCCACCTGGAATATCTCCGTGTTTTTCGCCTGCTCTTTGTCTTATTGCTTTACCACCTGGAACATCTCCGTATTCTATACCACCATCTCTTTTTTTCTTGACGTTCTTCATGTTTCTTTCGTTCTGTTTAGCAACACTTTTACTAAATTCTCTATCCAAAGATTCAGTTTTATCTGCTCTAAACGGATCTTTTTTCTTAAGATTCTTTGGTCTAGGCTTTGGCATAGGGACTTTCTTTTTTTCTGTTGGTACTATAACTATTGGCATGTAATTCTCCAGTATGTTTGATCCACCGTCTTTTCGTTTCTTGCCTTTGTCGACAAGTTTCTTTGCGTCATTATATGATATTGACATATCTTTTGCAAACTGTCTAATCCTTGTCATAAATTTTTTCTATCCTCGTCTTGCACATTGGACACTCATAAGTAACAAATTGTTTAATTCCAAAGAAGGGAATTGGCTCCTCCTCTACAGTTTTAGTAAATGCTACTTTATGAATGTAACATATTTCATCGTCTGTAACCACGCTTTATGCCTTTTACATGCAATTTATAAAAATAATTACCTATCTTATTAAACAATTTAAATAATTCCAAGTTTATTCTTGTCACTTTTTCATGTTCTCCCGTGCTACACCCTTTGACTTCTCAAATGACCGCATACCACCAAGTCCCAATAATGAGAGGGTTAACGTCATAAGTTCACCCGTATTTAGTTCTGGCAAAATAACATCAGGTGCCCAAACACTGGTTGCCCATTCTGCTATTGGCATTAAGAAAAATTGTGTTAAAAGACCAAGAGCACAGATCCACATGATAGCAGGGCGGGCACCGGCTACAAATAAACTAGGATGTTTAGCTTGTACTGTATTCGCTTCGATCTGACCCTTTGCTAATTCTTGAGCATGTCTGGATGCTAACGTAGCCAAGTCATGAGCCAATTTGTTCTTTTGATCTTTGTCCTCTATAAACTTACCAACAAGTTTACTTACTGGACCTATTAACGCTGTTAACATTATTATCTCCCTTGTGTTCGTGACCCATCCATATGCCGAAAACGCCTGTCATCACACCCATGACGACAGACACAAATGCTGATTGACTAGCAGTTGGTGCATCTAAATCCATAAACCATTCGGCACATCTCCAAGACATTATTGTACTAGCCAACATCATAAACCTTGGTAAAATTTTCCATCTTAAAAAAGTATCTACATTCATTGCATTAATGCCTCATTCAATCCAAATACTTCTAATATCATAAAAGTAAAAAATAATAATAGTATGCCACCTGCTATTAATTTACCAGAAAAATTAGTTGAGCCAATCTTTATTGCAATAAACTCGTTTCCTAATATTCTTAATATCAACTCAAAACTGTTACTATCCACTTTTAAATCAACTGCTTTTTTCTTTTCTTCTATCATTTAGCTATACTCCTTAAACTCTCCATGACCTGATCAATATTTGGCTCTGTACCACCAGGATCATACAAACATTTATATTGTTTAGGGCAGTTTTTTTCATACATTAATGTATATGTTTTATTACCGCCTTTATATATGCAGGCTTGTCTACCAGTAACTCTTGACGTAATTCTTCTCATTAACCTACAAGTTGTATATATTTTTTTCTCTATCTTACCTTGGTGAGTTTTCTGTTGTCTGGTGTAGTCCTTCGGTTTGTATTCATAAGCGGCTCTTGCTTCTTTAATCCAAACACTAGCAACCAATGCTATAAAACCACCAATAATAACAATTAACAAAAACCAAGCTATTGCCTCACCTACTTGCCTTCTGATTTGTTGTTGTTTGTATATGGTTTGCTGTCTTTGTTTTCTTATCTGACCTTCCATCTGCAATAATTCATCGTAGGCTTTAGGACCATGAGTTAAATTCAAAAACATCTTAAGTTCGTATCTTTGCTCCTCAAGTTTCTTCTTGGCGGCATAAGCAGAGAGAGCTGCCTCCTCAATAGATCCAGCTTTAAACAATTTGCCAAACAAGGGAGGATTTTTAGCTTGTTTTTCAGCGTTATCAACATCAGATACAGCTCCCATCCATCTACCAATATCACCAGACATTTGCTCTATGTCACGACCAACAGAAAATCCTTTTTTGATCGCATTAAAAGCACTGGAAGCTACAGACATAGCCGCCGTTATGGTTATTGGATCCATTTTTACCTACCTTTTAACGAGGCCTGCGTATTTATCCTATAGATATTTACATCATTTCTGTCTTCTGCAATTTGTTCTTGCGTTTCTGTCCTTTGTTGTGCCAACTCATAGGCTTGTTGTAGTTTTGCTTGGTCAATTTGGAAGTTCATCATGTCACTTATAGATTTTCTTTGCAAATCAGCAGTATCATTCTCTAATTCTTTCTCTCTGATCGCTACAAGTGGGTCTGGTTTCTGTGCAGGCTCAATAGCAGGCATAATTTCCTTCAATATTTCACCAATTTGTTGCGAAATTGCCGCTTCTACTGCTTCTGGTGCAATTTGTGGTGGCTGTTCGCCTCTTTGTTGTGCCTCTTGGATCATTGTTTGGAAGAATTTAGTGACTTGGTCTCTTGCTAACGCACTAACATGTTCTTGAACATGAGATTGCAACATTAAAAAGCCTTGTGGGTTGGCCTGTGCCACCATGTTTGATAAAAACAGAGCATGAACCACCAAATGTGCCTCATGATCTTGTTGTGGAAACACTTGAAGTGGTGCACCTTTTATAGAATTAGCGTTTTCTGTCGCTGGATCCACGGGTGCAGGTGGTTTCGGTGGAGGTAAAATAGTGTCTATGTTCTTTACATCAAGTGCATCATACATTCTTCGGTATGCTTCATACTGATTATGTATTTGTGGGTTAGCTTGTGCTAATTGCAACTGTGTTTGAGCCAATGTCAATCGTTGAGACATGGAAAATATGTTAGGATCACTTACTGGAAGTATATCTACACGCCCATCAAAGTCTTGTTGCATGATTTGTGGTTGAGCATTACCTACAGAATAAGGATAAGGCATTGGATTTTCCGAAAAAATCTCGGCTAACATACGAAACTCTTGCTTTTGTGCATAATGTAAACGCTTGTGTATGCTAGAAATTATCTTAGACCCTTGTTCAATCAAGGCGACTGTTGTACCAACGGGTGCTTGTGAGTTTACATCTGATACTTTAGCATCTGCAACTTGTGCAAAACGTCTACCAGAATCAACAACAACACCTAAAAGTTGTGCTAGTGTCGCAGACGGCTCTTTATAGGGGAGAGGAATAACAGAATTTTTCAAATCACCACCTGGAACATCTATGTCTCTAAACTCACCTGGGTTTAGAGGTTCATCATCATTTCTAATTCTGACACCTCTTGCTTTAAATCCAGCAGGTAAGTTTGATAACGTACCAGCATCGATGAGCTGTCTGAGAATGGAGGTTGCTGCACGAGACAACCCACCGATTGTGTGTAACAAGCCAAAGCCATAAAAGCCAAAACCTGGTAAAAACTTAAAATGCACGAAGTATTGTCTTTTTCGTTTTAGTGGATCTTGTTCTCTAAAGTTTCTAACCACCGATAACACTTGATTTGAATTTTGATCGATGGTGACAATATAAGGTAACATAATACCCGAAGGCTCCCCTTCACTACCCATATCTTCAAAACCCTCCAAGTCCAAATCAACATGAACTTCGAGTAGCGTGTAAGCGTCATCTGAATAGTTTGGGTGTAATCCTTGAAGTTCGTCAGTCTTTTCTTGGATTGCTCCTTCATTTTCTCCATCATCAGTTGAAGATAACTCAACATCTTTATACACTCCAGCAACTTGTAATTTGCGAATATCATTGTAACTCATTCGTACCATATGTGTTACTCGCTCTGCTGTTCTAATATCAGAAGCAGAGTACGGGACAATCATATCCTCGGCAGGTACAAACTTAGATACTGCTCTTTGTTTTGTAGGATCAAAGTAAACTTTTTTAAAAGTAGAACCAGTAAGTGGCAAATAGAATAACATTTGATCTGTGTCTTGGTCATACTCTTCCATGACTTCAGTCACTTGATAATTCATAAAGTCTTTTACTCTTTGTGCTTGTTCTTCTGTTTCTTTTGTTGGAGAACCCAATATCTGTGCTTTTACAGGTCCACCACTAGGTAACATTTCTTTATACGCTTGTGATTGAAACTGTGTTGTTGCTTCGGATAGTAGTGGATGCGTAACACCACTTGCTCCCATAAAAGGATCACTTCTGTCTTCATAATTAATACCAAGAAGTCCTAGTCCTTTGGCAATCGCCTCTTCCCAATCTTGTCTAGACTCCAAATCTTCTTTTACTTTAGCTTGTAGTTCAGATGCGATAGAAGCTAACGCACCATCTTCCATTACTTCTGCAAGATTAGCATCATGATTGTATGGCTCTGCCATAACTTCCATTTGCTCACCAGTATCTAATTCAATACCTTCTGGTAACACTGGTGCTGTATCATCTAACTGAATTTGCAAACTATCTTCTTCTGCCGTGAATCCCGGTCCACCCGCACCTATTTCTTTTTCAACCATAGGAGCTATTTGTCGTTCTTCTGCCATTATGCTACCTTTCTAAATTTATTAAATATACCACCTTTTTTGAATCTTGGTATCTTTAAATCAGAATCTATCTTTGTTAAATCTATAACTCTAAAATGATCTGCATCATTTACAAAGTCTGGACTATTACGATCATATGAACCTGAACCCATTCTTAGTATTCGTGTGGATGTTGGTGAAACCTTAGAGGATGAGCTATATACATTCGGTGTGGTGAAATATGCACTGCCGTAATGTTTTTTCAAAATACCACCTAACTCATCATCTCCCGCGGCAAACTTATACTTTGCAGAATTGCCAGAACCACGAGCAGCTGCATAATCAACTAACTTTGGAAAAATAACATATCGTTTTCCATCTTTCTTAGCATCACTTATTGATTTATGAACCATCATATCCAAACCTTGTTGTGAGTTTTGTATTGGTGGATTTTTTTGAAACTGAAAACTTTGATTTGAATCAGCATGTAGCATAGCTTGTTTTAATGAATTTTTCATGCTGTCTGGAACTTTATCACCTAATTGGTTAACTAAGTTTTGTATCGCACCTCTTTGTAAAAATGGTCGTAGATCAATTTTATTTTGACTCAACTTAGCTTGTCCTTCTCTAAGTCTATTGGCTAGTATAGCTCTTTCTCCATCTAAACTTTTAAGTTTGTCTTGATGAGCCATACTATCTATAATTGCATTATTATAATTTCCAAAAACATTTGCATGTGCATTAAGAATAAGATCTTTCTTTATTTGATTTCTTAATGTTTCTGGAGTTGCTGTAAAAGGTTTAATATTTAATTTTCCTTTTTCTGGTGAAACAAATTTAGATAATAAGTTTTGAGAAGTTGGTGGCGTATATTCAAAATCGGCTATATTTGTTGAGCCAAATCCTTCTATTCTTCTTCTGTATCCTGCTTGATCTGATGTTCTTGGTATTCTTTTTGTCGCATTTATATATTTATCAACTGTTTCGTTTACTACTTTTTCAATAACTTTAGAACCTTTACCAGACGATCCATATTCTACTTCAAAGTCTGCTTGAAAGTCTTGATATATGTTTTTATAGTCCTCTACTTTATCACTATAAGTTCCAGGTTTATCATTTGCCACCTTAAGTCTTTGAGCCAATTCTTTTATATTATCTTCACCTGCTATTCTTCTAAGCTCATTACTATTAACCAAGTTTTTTACTACTTGAGCTTTTATATAATCTTGTTCTAAAGACAAACCATGATTTCTATAAGCATCTTTAAAAAACTTAGAAATATTTTGAGGAGTTCTAAAATAATTTGGATTATCTAAAACCTTCATTTGAACGTATTTTTCATAAGTCAATTCACTTATTATTGGTGCTAGTCTTCCTTTATCTTTACCTAATCTAGTATTAATACTATCTGCTGAAAATTCAGGATTAAACTGTTCAACATCTATTTTTCCATCGTTGACTAACTTTTCTACTGTTCTGTAATGATCTAAAACCATGTCATTATCTTTAATTCGATCATTACCAGACTTTAAAAATACATTTAGAGGATTATCTTGAAGTGTGTCTCCTCCAAACTTAAATCTCTTGTTTATTTCATCTATTGCTTGTTTTTCAAACGCTTGAACTTGATTTCCAGTTAAACCTGATCTGAAAACAAAGTTTGTTTTTAATACTACACTTTGTGCGTCACTATCTTTAACTGCCATCGTCATAAATTTTTTAATTAAAGAAGGTACGTTATTTTGCATTAAATCAACTGCTTCGACATCATCTTTTATTGCTGAACTAGGATCAAATTTACTATCACCAACCAAAAAAAGTTCTTGACCAGCACCAGGGTTAGCCACATCTTCATCAAAAAAATTGTCTATCGCTGTCTTATTGTATTGTTGTGATTCACTTAATGATCTAAATTTCTCTAGATCATTATCAACTTGAAATACTTGTTTTTTCAAAGGATCTATAGAGTTATCTAGTGTTCCTATACTAACCATGATACGGTCAATTTCATTACTTATTTCTTTTCCTTCATCTTGAAGTTTTACCTTTTTTTCACTAAAAGTTGAAATACCAAGGTTCTGTTCTTTATCTATCTTGAGAACTTGATTAACATCCATTAACTTTGAATTTAAAACAATGTCATTTTTTCTATCTAATATTTTATTTAAATTAGTTATGTTGTTGTTTCTTTTAGTTTTCTCTGAAACAAAATAATTCTCAAACTGTTTAAGTTCAGCTTGAGTGATTGTACCATTTTGAGCATCAATATTTTTTTGTGCCATTTCGTTATTAAGAACGTCTATAATATCTTTTTGTTTCTGTATGTTTCTTTGGACATCCGCTGTTTTCGCTGGTGAGTCTTGAACCATCTTTCTTGCTTTAGTCATACCTTGATTATTTTGAAACTCATTGAAAAATCTAGCGTCTTCTAATTCTGGTGCATTGGGACCTAACTCGAAACCCATAAATCCATCAACTGATCTAGTGTGAGCAAAATAACCACCATCAACGGCATTACCAAATCCGTGTTCACTATATGACTGTGTTAGTTTTTTTAAACTATCTGTGTCACCAGTTGATTTAAAAAAGTCTTCTAATTTTTTTAACTCTTGTTTGACAACTTGTGTCTCACCAAGTTTGTCGATACTTGATCCAACAATCTCATTACCTCTAGCACCTGTTCCAAAGATTGTATGAACAACATCATAAACAGCATCACCTCCAGGATCTATTCTTTGTTGGCTTAGATTACCCATACCCATTAGGGTTTTTCTTTTTCTATCTGCAAGTTCATCCCCACGAGCTTGTAAAGCAGCTATCTCTTCCGTTGTCATATTAGGCGTTGCCATTTCGTTCATTATATCTTGAGATTCTGCTTCAATAGCCAGTAAGTCAGATTCTCTATAAACCCTAGACTCTATCTCTGGTGTAAACTGTGATGCAATATTATATAACTTTTCTTTACCGCCATCTGCTTCAAATTTCTCTTTTGGGTTTAGCTCTAAGTAACGTATTAAACCAGTTTCTTCTGCTTCTTTATATAATCTATTGCTAGTACCATCTTTTAATGTCTTAAATTTTTCTAGAATCTGTGCGCCTGTCATAGGGAACTCTATACCCTCAACACGAGTAGTAATCCCTTCTTGGTAAATTACATTACCAAACTCGTCTTTCTTTGGTATTGGTTTACCTTTTTTACCTTTACCCGGTTCAAACACAGGCATCCTTATTTGTCTTAATTGCTGAAGCTCACCTTGACCCGTGCCAATATTCTCTATCTCTTGAAGCAAGTTAGAAAAGAAAACTCCGTCTTTACTTAGCTGTGCTGAAGTATTTACATCTTTTTTTAAATAATCATCTTCAAAAATTTGTACTCTTTCTGGCTCTCGTGGTGCAGCAGGTACATTATCGGTGGTCATCATCAACGTCTCAGCAGTTGTCGGTGGTGGTAATTTACTTGCACCAGCTCCCGCCATAGCAAATTGTGGACCTCCAAAGTCACCACCAGAAGGTGGTCTGTTTTTTAATCTAGCTGCTAATCTTGCCGAGGCTATTGCTTTAGTTAACAATGCACCAGGAGCAAACATTCGACCTGCACTTTCCAAGTTCTCATCTTTGCCAAAGTTCTCAAAAGAAAACTCTGGAAACTCTTCGCCCATAAATTTCTTAGCAAGAGCTTCAGAACCAAAACGATTTATTAAACTTTCTATACCTTTAGGCGTACTACCATATCGCATATCAAAATAAAGACCTGCTAGGTCGGCGGGCAAACCAAGTATGTCTGCTGTTTCTCCAACCAGTAACCCCTTACCAAGTCTTTGAAAATCTTCTAATGTTTTTCCTAATCCTTGCGGTCTTGGACCACCTGGAAAATATGGTTCTGCCATTATGTAATCCTAGTTGTCTTTTTCTTTTCTGGTAACATGATCTTTGAAAAACGATTGGTTACTGTATAACCACCCATCTTCTTCTTAAATAAATCTAATTGCTTTGGTTTAAATATCTTCTTTACTTTAGCAGGACCCCTGGTCGGTGGTACAATCTTCCCGAAGTTTTTGCCAGGAACGGGTTGTCCTCGTCCAGCTAACTCTCGATACGCTCTAATTCTATCTGCTTCATCTGACATTAATAAACTCCCTTGAACGTCCCACCACGGTTTTTCATCACACCGCCCATGTTCATCTTCTTAGTTATATCACCTCTTATAGTTCGTTTGGCTCGTCTACCAGTCAACACACCTGCTCTAGGAGATGATTTTTTCTTTTTACCTTTTTCCAACTTAGCAGTCATTTCATCTTGTAATTTCTTTAGTTTTCTTTTATCTGACGCTAGACCAACACTAAATCCAAGATTCTTATACTCATCAGCTGTTAAATCTCGTATTCCTTTTCTAGTTGGTGGCGTTTTTAAAAAACCTGAACCTAGATATTTGTTTTCAAATTCTCTCTTAAGTTTACCAGTTTTAGTGAATCTATTAGCATACGCTCTCTCAAATTCTCTTATTTTTGCTCTTGATGCTTCAATCGCTTGATTATCTTTATTTTTAAAAGCCTCTTGTTGATTTTTAATCAACATAGCCATTACACCTAAATCACCTAACTTCATTAGTAGACTCCCTTAAAAGTTCCGCCACGATTTCTCATTACACCGCCCATGTTCATCTTCCTATACTTATTTGCCAATCTCAAATTTTCTTTTTCTCTAATCAACATAGGATCTTGGATCTCAACTATAGGGCCCTTGGTTCCCGCACCAACGGCTTTGGCTTTTATATTCGCTAACTTAGACTTTTGTACGTTTAATTTACGTTGGTTTTCCCTAATCTTTGCCAGTTCTTTCTGTCTTGCCTTCTGCTCTTTTTCTTTTTTCTTCTCTAGTCTGGCTTTTTCTTTCTCTGCTTTTTGGTCTTTTCTAAACTTTTCTGTAACTGCGGCAAAGTTATAGGGATCGTGCATCACCTTTTCTTTGTGCTTCATTCCTTTTTTGCCAGCCATTAGAAACTACCTTTAAAAGTTCCGCCTCTGCCTTTCATGACACCGCCCATGTTCATGCGTTTTAGCACATGTTTTCTCACGCCTTTAAATTCTCCACCTAAACGAACACCGTTTGGACCTACCTTTTTACCTGCTTTTCTAATAGCATCCTCTTGTGCTTGATTTTTTTTAATTCTTTCTATTCTTTGTAAATCTGTTTCTCTCTCTTTTTTTACCGATAAAGGTGCATTTTTTTTCATACTAAGATTACCAAGACCAGGTGTTTTTTCTTTTATCGTTCCTGCTCTTATTTCTCTTATTTCTTTTTCTTTTTTATCTGCTTCTGATTTTTTCATAGGAGGACCAGGTCTTTTTCTTTCCTCTTTTTCCATTAAGTCTTGAATACGGCTTATTTCTATTTCTCTTTTCTTTGCCAAAAACTTTTTCTGACCTGTTGTCAAAGTTTTCTTTGGCTTGTTTTTAGCTTTCTGTTGTGCTTTTTTTACAGCAATATATTCTGATTTTATTTTTTGTCTATCTGCCATTAGTAATACTCCCGTTTCGTTTTTGGATACCAATCTTCTCCTTGATCTTCTCCATCCAGTACAACAAAGCCACCTTGTCTAAATCTCATAACTGCCATCGTCATACTATCACAATAGTCATCATGGTCGCCATTTGGAAAAGATGCAACTTCTTCTATAACATCTTCTGCAAACTTCTCTCCACTAGGATACCACACTTTTCCCGATTCGAAAATAGGAGATACAATGTGCATCCTCGTAGTCTTGTCTAAGTTACCCGCCTTACGTCTACCAGGACTAAAGGTCAACACCGGAAGGTTAAGTAACCTTAACTCGTCTGCCAAGGGTTGTCCACTAGCTTTTGCCTCAATCAACATCATGTCGGGTTCCCAGTATTCATTCTCTTCTATCGCTATCTCCTTCAACTCTGGAAAATTCCAACGACCCTTCTTTGCATCTAACATTATCAAATGCTGTTCGCCATTCGCCTTTGGCTCAAAAACACCCCATGTCGTAATCGCACTATAGTCTGCTGTCTCTTTTTTACTGTACGCAGTATCATAACTTTGCAAAATATAATCTAATTTCGGTACTGCTTCTTCTTCCCACGGAATCCACCACTCACGCTTTATCATTGCAACATCGTCAGATGTCGGATTCTGCTGCCACTGAGCGTTCCATTTCATAGGAGATAATGATGCCTTAACCCTTAATAACTCGTCCTTGTTCCAAAACTCGGGCCACAATAACTTATCATTCGGTAAAATCGCTGGAAATTCCACAATCTCCCATTGGTCAGACATGGTGTCCTTCGCTTGTGCTTGTATCAATCTGCCCGTCAAATCCTTCTTCGACCATCTTGTTTGCACAATAATGATGGTTCCCCCAGGTTGTAATCTCTGTCTCGGTCCAGATGTGTACCACTCATAAGTATTATCATATGCAGTCGAGGACAGTGCATCTTGTTCCGAGTGCGGATCATCAATAATCAATAAGTCTGCACCACGACCCGTCATCGCTGCTCCAACACCCGCGGCAAAATATTCACCACCAGCACTCGTCTCCCACCGACCAGCGGCTTGACTGTCTTGCTTCAAGTCCGTGTCTGGAAAAACTTCCGTGTATATTGGATCGGCAATCAAGTCCCTAACCTTACGACCAAACCTCACGGCAAGTTCAGTATTCATCGTGGCTTGAATGATCTTTAACTTCGGATTACGGCCCAAGAACCACGAGGGCATGAGATAAGAAGCCATTTCTGACTTGGAATGTCGAGGTGGCATGTTTACGATAAGTCTTTTGAGTTCGCCCTTGGCAATACGTTCCAATTTTTCTGCAATGATTTTATGGTGTCGCCCAACGATAAAACCCTCGTATACATGTTCTGCATAAGCTAAGAAATTTTTTTGAGCTATATCACGGGTGTCCAGTTTCTTTTTCTGTTGCTCAAGCAGAAAAACTTCTTGTAACACCTCTTTAGGTAAGACATCTAGGTTCATGTCCCAACGATAATATATCTGAATGAATTTATCAACCCTACTAATACACATGTGTCAAGTAACCCTTGTGCCCTCATTTTGGGGGGTGGGGGGTCAAAATACTGTCGAGTCGCAGTCGCTCCTCGACAGTAACCCCAGTTTGTTGGAGTCGCAAGGAGGCAACAGCTGCGTGATCCAGGCCTTCGGGAAGCAAAAGGCACAAAGACTCGCAGTCGCTCCTCTTTGTGCCTTTGGTAGCTTGTCTGTGAGTCGCAATGCGACTCACAGTGTAGATTAGGCTACATCCTTCTTGGTTAGTGAGTCTGGCATTAGGTTGTCTAGGTATGACTTCTTAACCATGACATAGTTGCCGTCTAAACTCTCTATTAGTTTAGTGATGACATCCTTTACAACATATTGCACGATATCATCATCCAATCTAGAGGTAAGAGTATCGACATCATTTCTGATGTCTTGGATTGATGAGTTCTCATCAATCGCATCTCCAATCTTGGATTCTATTTGCTCATCAACATATTCTGTGATGGCATCTTGTATCTGATAAGACATACACTTCTCCTTTTCTGTTGCGTTATCGATATTAATGTTATATAAGATTCTATGGGATATGTCAAGAGATAAAATAAAAAAAGAACTTAACTTGTTAACTAATTATTACCGAAGCCTCTTGACAACCTTCGCTCCGTGTGCGTTGCCGTGTGTAAAATTGCAGAGAATCGCAAAGTTATTATAGTTTCTTGTTCTTGCGATTCTCTGCATTAAAACTTTCTGCTTGACTTATGGGATTAGTTGGGATACATTATATATAACTTTAAATAGCATAGGAAAGAAAAATGAAACTGATTCATAAGGTAAATAGAAAAGGCAAACGAGCCACGCATAAAAAAAGAAAGGTTGGCAAATGGTCAACCTCAATGGTAAAGACTACGAGCTTCGCTCATAGAAGATAGCTTCTCCTAGCTAAAGTAAGCCAACACCCGAAGGGTGTTGGCTTTTTTTGTATCCCGACCCGACTTCTCTCAAATTTCTCCCCGCAGTCCACGCAGCTTCAGGCAGCGTCCAACACCCTGAAGGTCGGGTTCGCAAAAGTGGAACGAGTCGCAAGCTCCCCGTTCCACTCACCCCTTGACTTCCAGGCCGCAACCAGGTGCTGCTGCGTGATCCTTCGGGAAGCAAAAACTTGCAGAGAATCGCAAGGCTATTAAAATTCTTGAGTTGCGATTCTCTGCAATAGTCAATAGCTTTTTTGCAACGCAAAAAAGCTATTGACTATCTCATGGATTCTGATATTATCTTATATGTAACTTATAGGAAGGAAAAACAATGAAACAATACCCAATTTGGAATATCATTACGGCTTGTATTTACAAGTCGGCTAAATCTTACGGAGTCAGAAACACGGGAGAGGTTGAGGTCAGAGTCGGGACATCTTCGAGCAACTCTCATAAATTTATAAAACACACCACGACTCACAGACTACACGACAACGGGGACAGAGAATATCGCTTTTATATTGATGGCGAATGTGTCAGACGAGCCTTACTGAAAAAAGGTGCAAAAGAACTAAACCATATCCACCCCCACCAAGAAATTAAAATAGCATCTTAACCACAAGAAGCTCCACCCGAAGGGTGGAGCTTCTTTTCTTTTGCCTCCATTCACGATTCCTTTATGTTAGGTTGCAAAGGTGCAAAGATTCGCAAACTCATCTTTGCAAAATAAATGCCACTTTTCGATTTGCAAAGATGCAAAAGTTCGCAAAACTCACTTTTGCAGAATAGATGCCACTTTTCGATTCGCACACCTCAAACAATCATCAATACTCCCGAAGGTCAGAAGTGCGTGGGACTCGGGGGACAGAGAAGGTGTGCAAGGCTCTTGAGTCGCAAGAGCCTTGCATAAAGAACCACCTTCAAATAAATATACAACCGACTTACAAGGTGCTTGAACCAAGAAAAAAGAAACATAATTATTGGCTTGTATTCTCAAATGCGTTGCAATTTGTGATGGCTCGACCTTAAAAGTGTTTCCTTTTGATGGTGCTTTTAATTCAATAAACAAAGGCAGTTTTTCATTAATAATTATTACATCTGTGAAACCCGAATTAAATTTATTCTCAATTTTTTGTATAAAAGTGCCTTTGGGTAATTGATTTTTTATTGATAAAAAAAAGTTTTTTTCTGTCATTTAGTGCTTGACCTTTATGGGATAATGTGGGATAACAATTACATACTTTATTATAGCGAAGGGGAATAATATGGAAAGTATAATTACACCACAAGACCAACAATGGTTTTTAAGTGGATTGTATGTTTTAGAAACAATCCTAGAAGAACAAGAAGAAACGCAACAATATGTTCAATTTAATTATAGAAAGGAAAGTTATGAAACAGATAATTAAAAGTTTTAAAATCTATACTGACGATACAGACGAAGAAAAAGTATTAGTTGGAAACGATATAAATACGGCTTTAGAAATACTAGAAAACAATGGTTATATTGTAGAAGTGGAGTATGAAAAAATGAAAATAAACATAGAAACTGATGCTCAATATGACCAACGAAAAGGTAGTGAAGTATTAGATGCACTAGAGAAAGCATATAATGAAGACCAAACATCTTGCATATGGTTGTTAGATACTGTGAAAGAAACAATAGATTTTTTAAAAAAGAAAGGATATTAAAATGAAAGCTATTTTAATTAATCCAAAAGAAGAAGTAATTCGTTTCATTAGTTATGATGGAGATTACAAAAGCATTTATCAAATTTTAGATTGCAGAGCATTTGAATGTGTATACCCATTCAAAAATGAAGATACTATTTACATTGATGAAGAAGGTTTACTAAAAGATAGTAACTATTCTTTTGCTATTAAATGTGATGATGGAACAACAATATCTTTAATGGGTAAAGGATTAATATTAGGCACAGATGCAGAAGGCGAAAGCATTGAATGTCAATCTAAACTAGATGATATAAAAAGCAGAATTACTTTTAATGGTAAAGTTGCAATATCAGAAGGCGACAGAGGATTTACTGTTGTACCATATGAAGAATATTTAAAGGCTCTTACCAATCAAAAGTTATTAGAAATATTAGATATAAAAGGTAACGCATAATGAAAAAGATGCACAAAGCTAAACAAAGATCAAACCAACACAAAAGAAAACATAATCCAAAATCAAACCACCATAACGGATTAATAGTTGGGAAGAAAAGTGGTGGTCAAATTAGAAGTATTTTTAAAAAATAGGAAGGAAAAATAATGGGATTAGATATGAATTTAGTCGGAACGCACTACTGTTCAGAGCATCATAAAGATAAAGGTTTGGAAAGACCTAAATTAGACGATCCTTTGTTTTCATATGATGTTTCAGAATATAAAGTTGACTTGGGATATTGGAGAAAACACGCAGATTTACATGGTTATATTGTAAATACTTTTGCAGAAGGTTCAGATAATTGTCAGAAGATTGAACTTGATGAAAATGATCTTGATAAAATTATTATGGCAATTCGTGAAGATAAATTAGTAAAAGACCATTCGGGTTTTTTCTTTGGTAACTCCACAGAGTTTGGATATTACAACGAAGAAGAAAAAAGCTATGCAATAAGTTGTTTTGAAAAAGCAAAAGAATTTATTCAAGAAGGTCAAAGGCAATACGAAAAGTATAAATTATATATTCAACCAAGAGCAATTTATTATAGAGCCTCGTGGTAATTATCAAAGTAGGACACGGATTTATTCGTGTCTTATCTTGAAAATTGCAACAACCAACGAAAGGAAAAGATATGCAGATTTCAAAACTAGAGGTAAAAAATATCTCATACTATGCAAGAGGTTCAGAAGAAACACCTTGCTACAATGCTACAGTATATATCAATGGTAAAAAAGCTATTGAGGTTTCAAATGATGGACATGGTGGTTGTGATAGACAAGACACCTATCCCGAAATTGAAGAAAGAGGATTAGTGCAACAAGCAGATGAATGGTGCGTTGCAAAGTTTGGTCAAGAAACTTGGGAGAGTGGTGGTAAAACTTATTCCACAGATTTAGACTTGGAGCATTATTGCCACCAAGAATTATATAATTGGCTTGATAGGAAAACTCTCAAAAAAGATTTAAATGTTAAATTTTTATGCCAAGAAGATAAGGAACTTTTTGCCTACAAAAAACCTAAACACGCAGACGAAGATGAGTTTAGGGCAGTTTTAAATCACAGACACCCGAAGGCAAAGTGTTTAAATTTTATGCCTTTTGAAGATGCTCTTAAATTATATAAGGAGTTTGGCTAATGGGTAGATATTATGATGGCGATATTGACGGCAAATTTTGGTTTGCCGTTCAATCAAGTGATGATGCCGATTTCTTTGGAGTGCAAGGAGAGGCAAGGTTTTTAAGTTATTACTTTGACGAAGATGATAAAAAGAATGTTCACAAAGGTATGCTTGAATGTGATAGACATTTGGGTAAATATCGAGAACTTTTAGATAAATTTTTTGAAAGTCGTGAAGGTTATAATAATAAAACACTTGCCGAGTATTTGGACAAGAATGTTAATCCTACAAAACATACTGAAGAAAAAGTTAAATACTATTTAGAGTGGTATGCAAGATTAATTCTTGGAAGAAAGATTTATAATTGCATACTTGAACAAGGCGATTGTAGTTTCGAGGCAGAGTTATGAAAACATATACTGTGCTAGTTAGTGAAAGCATAGCAAAACAATATCTTGTTCATGCTAATTCAGAAGAAGAAGCTAAAGAGAATTACAAAGATGGAGAAGAAGGCGATTGTAAAACTCTTGAAGAATTTATAGTAGAAGTGGAGGAAGTATAAATTATGAAAACTTATGAAGTAATAGTTAAATCTACAGTATTAGAAAGACATATTGTAGAAGCTAAATCTAAAAAAGATGCAGAGAATGAATGGTCTATGGGTAGTGGCGATTATCAAGAAACCATAGATCAATTTGATACTGTTATTGAAGAGGTAAAAGATGCTTAAACATTTAGACTTATGTAGTGGTATCGGTGGGTTTGCTTTTGGTTTCCAACAAGCAAATCTATCCGAGCCTATGGCATTTTGTGATACTGATAAATTCTGTCATAAAGTGCTTAATAAAAACTTTCCAGGAATTCCAATTTTTAATGATGTGAAGGAGATCGCAGATGACCCAACGAGATTTATTTCAGAAAGACCCGATATCATCACGGGAGGTTACCCGTGCCAACCATTTTCCACAAGTGGCAAAAGAGATCCGAATGACCCTCGAAGAATCTTTCCGTTCTTGCATAGCATTGTTGAACAAACAAGACCCTCTTATTGTGTTTTCGAAAATGTGTATGGACACATCTCATTGGGACTTGACGAGGTTTTGTTTCAAATGGAAAGCATCAACTACCATACGAGGACATTTGTATTTCCGTCTAGTGCAATCGGAGCAAGACACAAAAGGGACAGACTTTGGATCATCTGTAGAAACTTGGGCGACCCCGACAACTATGGATTCCCTTCCACCAAGAAGTGCAGAGGCAACGAAGAAATTACAACAGACGCACAGAAAGGGAAGGAAAAGACCGAGCAACTTGAGAGAGCAAGTCGATCCGAAGACAATGGAAATGTATCCAACTCCAACAACGAAGGGATACGGACACGCATCAGAGGGACAGACCATGATGTTCAGAAGGAAAGTGGAGAAGGGCGAACTGACGGAAGCAGAAGCTCAAGCCATGATGAACGGAGTAACTTTAAGACCACCGAGAATGGAAGAATGGAAATTTCCGACACCAAACTCGGGACTGAAGAAACACAGTTACAACGGCAACAATCAATATTACGAGAAAAGATTGAAGGACGGCAGACAAATCGATCTGACACACAAGATTTATCAGATAGAGGGAGATGCAAGACTAAATTGCGATTGGGTGGAATGGTTGATGGGGTATCCTATTGGTTGGACGAACCTAGAGAAGTCCCAAGAATCACAATCGACCAACAAGACAGAGCCAACAGACTGAAGGCTTTGGGAAATGCAATCGTTCCCTTTAATGCAAAATTAATTGGATTAGCAATCAAGAAGGAGATTGAAAATGGATAGAGAAAAATTTTTTGAATGGCTTAATCAATACGAGGGAACTTACAAGTTTATTGAAGATGATTATGGAGAAATTACAATAAAATTTTTGGTTGAGGAGATTGAGAAAGCAACTCCAACTCCTAAAAATCCGTTGACCGAATATGAAAGTGGTTGGCGATTTATTGTTTGGGTTGGTGGTAATGATGACTACTACAAGAACTTTAGCAGAGCACAAATGGACTACTATAATTGGGTAGCTAAAGGTTATGATGATGTTGTTCTTACAGAAATACAAAAAGATGGGTCTGAGAAGATTTTATTAAATCAAAAGAAATAAGGTTGACTTCTCAATAATATCTGATCTATGTTTGAAATGCACGGAGCAATATCGGGAATTGCTATTTGCCCAAGTCGGAGAGAGCCTTCACCCCACTACTCTCTTCGACTACTTTATATTCACCATCAAATGCAGAGGGGTGATTTTTCCTAATTTCAGAAAGTCTAGCAACAATTTCTTCACGAGAGAGTTTATCTAAATTATGAGTAACATTTGTTTCCCTACGATCAATCGCAAGACCACCGAGTGCAGACCTTATCTTCTCTGCGTTGACGGCTGCAGAAAACTGACCAGATTCTTCTGCACCTCTGGAGAGGTCTGCAAACCTTTTCATCTGACCAAGCAAAGTTACCCCATATCGTCTTTCACGATTTTCACGAAGCTCTTTAATATGTTCATTTACCAACGGGAAATCTCTACCATTAAGAAGCAGACTTGCAGTCTTACGAGCTTGACCTTCAGAATATCCTGCTTGTCTAGCACATTCCGAGTTAGAATTTGTACCTTCTACAATAAGTTTAGCAAAAGTTTTTTGTCTATTAGTCAATGGCATAACTCTACTATAGAGTTTCTCCCATATTTTATCAACATAAAAGGGAAAAAAATGACGCGGTGGGCTTTGAAGTGTGGAAAGTGTAACCAAAGTGTAGAAAGAACATCTAGTCCTATCAAGGGTTACAGAGTGTTTTCTACGTTTCTACACTTTCTACACCTATTTTTAAAAAAAATTATTAAACAAAAAAATATGAGGAGAACTCTATGTATACACAGAGGAGTACCATTTTGAAATATCAAGATAAAGAAAAATGCACCAGGTGCCGTGTTGCTATGAAGAAAGTAGCATTGACCTTTAAAGAAAATAAAGTAATCGAGGTGCATAAATGCCCTACTTGTGGGTATAAGAAATATAAAGAAGAAAAAAGTTATTATGCCTCTTGACTTATGATATCCCATACATTACTTATATATAAGTAACAATAATTAATTTAGGAGATATTATGGGAGGCACAAAAAGACTTTGGGAAGATGCTCTTGAAGAAGTACATCATGAAGTTGTTCATGGTTTGATAACCAAGAAAGAAGCTAAAGAAAAACTATTAAGATTAGTTGATCCTTGTGAAGATGAACAACACTTTCATGAGATTGAGTATGAGATGGGTAACTTTGACGAACCTGCAAAATTCAAATCTTTAAATGTTCATGAGAACATTTACAAAGACTTGAAGCAGATAGCAAAAGAAAATAATAGAACTATCGCTGCTACAGTAGCTTTATTAACGAGTGGAGCTAGATACGAGAAAAGGAGAGAATGGTTTAAGAAGGAGCAGATAGAACGAATAAAGAAATTTAAAGGATTAAACGAAACCAATATGGAGGAAATAATTGGAAAAAGATAAAATCCACTCGACCATGGATTATGGTCAATTCAAATATATAAAAGGTAATCGTGAACTTGTTGAGGCTCATGTACGAAAGCTATCGGATCAAATATCTAAGAAAGATTTTCAGATACCTATAATAGTAAATGAAAAGATGGAAGTATGTGAAGGTCAACATAGACTTGAAGCATATAAGTCTTTGGGTATGCCAATAACTTATATGATAAAAGATGGTTTAGAAATTCAAGATATTAGAGAGATGAACTCAACTTCAAGAGCATGGACTATGCAAGAATTTCTTGATAGTCATGTAGCACTTGGTAATAAAGAGTATGAAGTCTTAAAATGGTTTCATCAAAAATACGAGTTTGCTATTTCTGATTCTGTTTCCATGTTAAATGGCAAAGGTTGGCATAACTCAGAAGACTTAGCTGATTTCAAAAACGGAGTTTTTAAAGTTACCGATTTAGAATGGGCAAAGGAAACGGCAGATAAAATCCATAAAATTGGAGATTATTTTCCATACTATAAGAAGAGGTCTTTTGTTGGTGCTATGATTTCTGCTCTTAAAGATTCAACTTTTATTTGGAAAGTATTTGAAGCAAGGTTGGAGAGCCATTCTTCAAAACTAAAAAATCAAGGCAGCCGTAACGATTTCATTTTGAATATTGAGCGACTATATAATCATAATACTTCTGCAAATAAAAAAATTAGGTTGCAAGTATATGGAACTCGATAATACTTTCTTCCCTCTGAAGACCGAGCCTTACGATCATCAGAGGGAAGCACTACGACTAAGCTATAAAAAAGAAAACTTTGCATACTTCATGGAGATGGGGTGTGGTAAATCAAAAGTTTTGATTGACAATATAGCTTGGTTGTATTGGAACAATAAAATTGATACGGCTATTATTGTAGCACCGAAAGGTGTTTATACTAATTGGAAAAACAATGAATTACCTGCACATTTGCATGAAGGTATATCATCAAAGGTATATATTTGGAAATCCAGTCTCACGAAACGAGAAACCACAGAGTTAAAAAGCTCCGTGGGTCATGGAGCAAGAACCAATTTGAGAATACTATTAATCAATGTCGAGGCTTTTGCGACTAAAAAAATTTTCAAGTTCTTGGACACCTTCACACATAGAAGTAATTACCTAATAGCCGTTGATGAATCAACAACAATTAAGAATATCAAAGCCAAGAGAACTAAGGCTTTGATAAAATTTGCAGAGGGAGCCAAGTATAAACGAATACTTACGGGTGCTCCGATAACAAAATCTCCGTTGGACTTGTACTCACAATGTTTATTTATGAGTACAAAAATTTTGGGGTTTGATTCTTATTGGTCTTTTCAAGGCAGATATGCAGTTATCAAATCAATGAAGATGGGATCACATTCTTTCAATCAAGTCGTAGGATACAAGAACTTAGACGAGTTGAAAAAAAAGATTGAACCTCATTCGTATCGAGTTACTAAAAAAGAAGCACTTGATTTACCACCAAAAACATATGTAACACGGCAAGTTGATCTTACAATGGAGCAAGAAAGACATTACCAAAGCCTCAAAAAAAGTTCGGTGGCGCTGCTTGAAGATGGCAACATGGTTACTGCACCCGAAGTTATGACAAGACTTCTGCGACTGCAACAGTTGTTATGTGGTTATCTTGTTACAGATGATGGCGAAGTAAAACACATACCAAACAATCGGTTAGCCGTGCTTCTTGAAGTAATAGAGGAGATGGAAGGTAAAGTTATTATATGGTCTAGGTTCAGACATGACATCATGAAAATTTGCAGTAGCTTAAAAGGTGTGTACGGACAAGATTCAACAGTAACTTACTTTGGCGATACGACTATGGCACAAAGAGATGAGGCGATTGCCAGGTTTCAAAACCCGGAAGATCCTACGAGGTTCTTTATCAGTAATGCACAAACGGGTGGTATGGGAATAACACTCCATGCCGCGACAAATGTGATTTACTATTCCAACGATTTTAATTTGGAATCTCGTGTTCAGTCAGAAGATCGTGCTCATAGAGTCGGGCAACACAATCCCGTATTGTATGTGGATTTGGTTTGTCCCAACACAGTTGATGTCCATATTGTTAAGACATTGGTAAACAAAAATAAACTAGCAAACATAACATTAGGGGAGAAAGTATTAGAATGGTTGAAAGTATAAAAGGTAAAACAAAATACTACATATACGATAAAAAAAATCCAAAGCAAAGGATAAGAGATACTTATGTCGAGAAAGAAGCAAAACGATATAAGGAATGTGGACATATAGTTAAACAAAGAACAAAAAGGATTAAACATGACTAAATTAAGAGGCGAAAAAATTGTAGGTAATGCAGGTGAGAACGCAACAGTTCTTAAATTATCAATGCTTGGTTACGCTGCATCAACAGTAAAACAAGATGGTGTTGATGTTGCCGTGGTTGGTGGTGCAGGCTTAAAAGTAGCACAAAGAGTGGAAGTAAAGACAGTTCTACAAAGTGATGATATGCGTAGATATAACTTTACTATATCTAAAGGTTCAGACAAAAGATGCTACACCCGAAAGGATTGCGATATCATAGCATTGGTAGCACTAGATATATCAGCATCAGATGCCGTGCTGTTCTTTCCCGTGGAATCTTTTATGAGTGTTAAATCATTAACTTTAACTATGAATGATTTTTACAACCCATCAGAGAAACATGAGTGGAAGTCGGTGCTAGACTATAGCCAAGATATGATGGCAGAGATTCTCAAAATGACTAAACTTAAGAGAGAATACAAAATATATGAGAAAGTATAAGATTTTATGTTGACTTATGTATATAGATTTGGTAGGACTATAGAAGGTTTGGGTAGGGCAGTTTCTCCTTTTTCCTTTCGTTTCGTTGGTGTTTCCCTACCCACACTTACTTTGGAGTAAAAAAATGGATAAAGAAAAATGGAAGTCAATAGCAGTACCGATTGAGACATGGAAGAAGCTCAATAAATTAGCCACAGAAAATTTTAGAACTGTGGGCGGTACAATAACTTATTTGACACAAAAAGAATACGAGTCTGAAAAAAAACTCGTTGACGAGAAGGTATAATAATATAAACTATATCTTCTATTAACCGCCGAAGGGCATAAACTTTAACGTAGAAGGAGAGAACGATGAGTGATGTGTTTTCACTATTTGAGAAAGAGGCTGCTGACCCTCAAGCATTTAAGCAAGTCAGAGAAGGCGATACTAAAAGTCTATCGTCTTTAATCCGTAGATCTGTTGAGTTAGATCAACAAATCAAAGATACCGAAGCACAACTTAAAGATCTTCAACAGAAAAAAAGATCCGTTGATGAGGAAGATATTCCTTCATTGATGGAGACTATGGGTGTTGAAAGTCTTACAGTTGATGGTAACAAAGTTACTGTTGATAAGTATGTTTCTGCTAGAATCCCCGAAACTAAGAAACAAGATGCCTTCCAATTCTTACGAGAAGTTGGAGAAGGCGATCTTATCAAGAACGAAGTTATTGTTAGCTTCAGTATGGGTCAGGATAATCAAGCTGGTTCTATAGTTGCAGACCTTGAAGATAAAGGTTTTGCACCTGTTAAGAAACAACATGTTCATCCCATGACTTTAAAAACCTGGGTAAAAAATAGAATTGAAAGTGGTAAAGAAATAGACTTTGATCTATTTGGTGTATACCAGGGCAACCGTGCTAAAATAAAAGGAGGTCAGTAATGAACCAAGTCGCACAGAAAAAGACTACAGAAGTGGTGGTATCAGAGTTAGAGAAAATGTTAGAAGCAGACTCTGGTGTTGGTCTTGAAAATATCACAACGGAAGATATGCAAATACCTTTTCTAAGGATTATTCAAGCACTATCTCCACAACTACAAAAAGATGATCCTATGTATATCAAAGGTGCAGAACAAGGAGATATCTTCAATACTGTTTCACAAGAAGTGTATAAACAAGATGAAGGTATTATTATTGTTCCAGCTTTTTTTGAAAAGAAGTTCTTAGAATTTCAACTAAGGTCTAGTGGTGGTGGTTTTGTAAGAGAACTAGCTGCAGATGATAAGGATATTGCTATGACAAACCGTGAAGGTACTATTGAGATGTTACCTAACGGAAACGAATTAGTAAGAACTCATCAACATTTAGTTATTGCAACTAGTGCAGATGGCAGTATTGCACCGAGTGTTCTTGATATGAAAAAGACACAACTCAAAGTGTCTCGTAGATGGAATACTTTAAAGAATAGTGCAAGATTACCAAGTGGTGCTCTTATGCCTATTTATGGAACGGCTTGGCAACTAACCACTGTGTTAGAGGCTAACGATCAAGGTAAGTGGTTTAACTATAAACTAGATCGTTGGACTGAAATTACACCACAGATAGAGAAGATGATGCTTGAAGCTCGTCTTATGTATCAAAGTGTAAGTAAAGGCGAAGTCAAAATGGCTGCGGCTTCTGCTGATGAAGTAGCAGAGAAAGAAGACGTACCGTTTTAATTTAAACTAGCCGTGTAGATACAACGCTCATCTACACGGTTTTTTATTTCTTGGAGTGTAGAGTGAATTTAACAGAAGAATTATTACTTGCGTTTGAAGGCTTTGATGGAGCACATGGACAAACGGAAGTTTCAAATCAAAGAATGAACGGCAAACAAAAAGCCAAATCATTTATCGTAAGAAATCCATTAACATTAGAACTTATGCAAGGACATGTAGACGGCAGAAAAGGTGTCGGCTCTATACCTATTAATGCAGAAAACAAATGTAAATTTGGTGCATTAGATATTGATGAGTATCCCTTAGATCATAATGCCTTGGTGGATAAATTAGAAAAATTAAAAGTCCCGTGTATCGTGTGCCGTAGTAAAAGTGGGGGTGCACACATATTCTTTTTCTTTAAAGAGTGGATGGATGCTGCCGATTTCAGAGATAAAGCCGCCGAGATAGCAGCTGCACTTGGACATGGGCGCTGTGAGATATTTCCAAAACAAGAGCAGGTGTTGGTGGAGCGAGGAGATGTAGGCAATTTTATAAATTTACCATACTTTGATTCTGAACAAACTTTAAGATATGCCGTAATCAAGACGGGTAAAAAATATATAGAAGCAACACTTTCTCAGTTTATAGAACACATACACAAAATAAAATGTGATCCCAAAAAATTCATGGAATTATCTGTGGGTGGTAAACCAAACTTATTTCCTGGTTATGTTCCGTGCCTTAAGTCATTGTTAAGTATGGGTATATATGAAGGTGGCAGAAACAAGGCAGCTTTCCAACTTGGAGTTTATTTACAAAAGTCATCTCCGAATGATTGGAAGACACAGTTGGAGCAGTTAAATGTAAAACATTTTACACCACCATTACCAGCTTCAGAGATAGTAACAGTTCAATCTACATTAGAGAAAAAAGAATATCAGTATCTATGTAAGGAAGAACCCATGTCCTCACATTGTAATCAAAGTGTGTGTCGTGGATTGAAGCATGGTATTGGTGCTACATCAATGCCTGCTATTAGTGGACTATCTGTAATTCTATCAGAGCCTAGACTTTGGTTCTTGGATATAGATGGCAGAAGACTTGAGTTAACAACAGAAGAATTACAAGCACCGAGGCTATTTCAGAGAGCATGTATGGAGCAGTTGAACTTTATGCCACCAAAGATGAGAGATGCAGATTGGGAAGTACAAGTCAATGGTCTGCTTGAGAACTGCAATGAGATAGCCGTGCCTCAAGAACTGACATATAAGGGACAGTTTCTATCTTATTTAGAACTGTTTTGCACCGGCAGAGTACAAGCACAAAGTTTTGAAGAAGTTGTAATTGGTAAACCGTACACAGACGTAGAAGATGCAAGAACATTTTTTAAGTTAGATGCCTTGATGGAGTTCTTGAGAAACAGAAAGTTTGATAACTACACAAGGGCACAAGTCCAAGAGAGATTGAAAGAGATTAACAACGGAGACAGTTCGTTAGTTAAAAAATTTCAAAACTCTCAAGGCAAATGGAAATCTGTGAGAGTCTGGTGGATACCAGAGTTTGGTGGAGAAGTAGAACTTAAACCAATTACTATAGAAGAAGAGGAAGTACCGTTCTAATGACAAAATTATACACAACTGCACCGACTACAATTTTTGGACCACCTGGAACAGGCAAAACAACGGCTTTAATTAAGTTAGTGCAACAAAAGTTGCTTGATGGTGTTAAACCTCAAGACATTGGATTTATGTCTTTTAGTAGAAAAGCCGCAACAGAAGCAAGAGAAAGAGCTTCAAGAGTCTTGGATTTAGATCCGAAGGACATGGTTTATTTTAGAACCTTACACTCTCTTGCTTTTAGTTGGCTCGGCTTAAGCACATCAGAAGTAATGTCGGGTCGTGATTACAATGAATTAGGTAAACTTGTAGGTTTAGATTTTAGAACCACACAGACAGTGAACTTAGAAGAAGGTGCACTATTTAATATTGGTGCTGGTGGCGATAAGTATATGTCATTAATACAGTATGCAAGAGTTAAGCAAGTGGATCTGCAAGAGGAGTTTCATAAAGGTTGGGATCATAGTCTGAATTGGCAACAACTAAGTGTATTAGATAAGGCTTTCAAAGATTACAAGAAAGCAAAAGGCAAGTATGACTTTATTGATATGATAGAAAAGTTTATATGGAAAGGGACATCTCCCGAATTTGATTTACTTATTATAGATGAGGCACAAGACTTGGCTCCGTTGCAGTGGCAGATGGTTCAAGACGTATTAGTTCATAATTCTAATAACATTTTTTACGCTGGAGATGATGACCAAGCCATATATTCTTGGATGGGTGTTGATGTTGACAACTTTCTTAATGCTAGTAGCGATAAAATAATATTGGATCAATCATATCGTGTTCCCGAACATCCATTTGCTTTTGCAAAAGGATTGACCGAGCAAATCACGAAACGAGAAGATAAAGAATGGAAACCAAAGAATGAAAAAGGTCTTGTTACATGGCATAATGATATTCTTGATATTGATATGACAGAGGGCGAATGGTTAGTTCTTACAAGAACTAATTATATTGCTAATACAGTTTGTCAGAAGTTAAGAGAGGAAGGATATATATTTTGGAGAGAAGGCGAGGGTTGGTCTGTATCTATTAATGTATTGGTGTCGATAGAAGTGTGGATAAAACTACAACGAGGAGCATCAGTACCTGGAGATTTATTAAAACCATTTTCAAAACTTATTGATCCCGAATACATACAAAGATCGGGCAGAAGAATTATGAACTCTTTGTCAGAAGATGAAGAATATACATTACTTGATTTAAAAAGATTATGTGGCTTTGAAGCAAATAACTTTGTAACATGGCAGAACGTCTTAAAAGTATCTGAACAAGTTGCTGCATATATAGTTTCTGTACGAAGGAGAGGCGAGAAAATACTTTCGGCTGATCCTAGAATCCGTGTATCTACAATCCATAGAGCAAAAGGTGGAGAAGCAGATAATGTAGCATTGTTGCTAGACTCAACGAAGGCATGTGTGGAAAGTCCAGACCAAGATGCCGAGAGGAGAGTTTGGTATGTGGGTGTAACTCGAGCAAAGCAAGAGTTACATATAATATGTAAATCTGGACAGTATGGATTTGAATTATGAAATATTTTGATTTGCGTAGAGACCCCACAGAATCTGGTAAAAAAGAATGGTATTTGCAAAAAGCACCTTACAAATCTGGTGCAGTTTTTTGGGATAGTTACCTTCATTACGAGTGTAAATTAATTAGAACAACAACGGAGAATCCCTTTGACAAACAAAAACAGAAAATACTTTCTGGATCAAGCAGAGAAACTGATAAACGGACCGAGAGCTAAAGAATATGGACCTGCTAAATTTAATCATGAAAGAATAGCTAAGATATGGTCTGTTATATTAGATCGAGACGTTACGGCACAAGAAGTTGTGGCTTGTATGGTTGGTGTAAAACTAGCTAGATTAGCAGAAACGATAGAACACGATGACAGCTGGGTCGATATTATTGGTTACGCTGCATTAGGTGGAGAAATTATAAATGACAAGTGACCAATACCATTTATTGGAACAAGATATAAAAGATGTGGCATGGGGTAATATCGATTCTGATTGGACACCACCCGAAGCTATACCCGATCTATCTCAATACGACACAATAGCTATAGACTTAGAAACAAAAGATGAGAATCTTTTAAGACTAGGACCTGGTTGGTGTAGAAAAGACGGACATATAATAGGTATTGCAGTAGCGGCTGGAGATAGTTCTTGGTATTTTCCCGTTGCACATACTGTAGGCAACATGCCGAAGAACGCAGTATATAAATGGCTTACTAAATTATGCAGTGATACCACTAAAACTTTCGTGTTCCACAATGCGTTGTACGATTTGGGTTGGCTACGAGCCGAGGGTATAGAAGTCAAAGGTAAGATTAGAGATACAATGGTAGCTGCTCCATTGTTAAATGAGAATAGAAGATATTATAATCTAAACTCATTAGCAGGAGATCATCTTGGTACATATAAAGATGAGAAGATGCTTAAGAGTGCAGCAGAAGAATTTGGTGTAGATCCAAAGTCTGGTATGTGGAAACTGCCTCCTCGTTATGTCGGTGCTTATGCAGAACATGACGCTGCCATAACTTTAAAATTATGGGATGTGTTAAGAAAAGAAATAACCAAAGAAGAATGTAGTGGTATCTTTGATTTGGAAACTAGACTCACACCTTTGCTTCTTGACATGAAAACAGAAGGAGTGCGAGTTGATATACCTAAAGCAGAATTAGTTAAGAAAGAATTGAAAACTTTAGAGCAATCACTTGTAGATGAAATAGTCAAGGAAACCGGGGTGGTTGTTGAACCTTGGGTCGCTACATCTGTAGCAAAGGTCTTTGACTCTGTGGGACTTCCGTACTCTAGAACAGAAAAGTCCGGTGCTCCCGCGTTTACAAAACAATTTCTTGCAAACCATCATCATCCCATTGCGAAGAAGATTATAAAAATAAGAGAGGTTAACAAAGCCAATACGACTTTTATCGATACAATTCTTGAACATTCTCATAATGGTAAGATACATTGTGATTTTCATCCTTTACGTTCTGACGGCGGTGGAACTGTTACAGGTCGTTTTAGCTCGTCTAATCCTAATTTACAACAAATACCAGCAAGAGATCCATATATAAAAAAATTAATTCGAGGTTTATTTATTCCAGAAGATGGATCGAAGTGGGGATCATTTGACTATGCGTCTCAAGAACCGAGATGGCTTGTTCACTATTGTGCTACACTTACAGGTATTGATAGACACCCACAAATAGATGATGTCGTATCTTTATACCATAAAGGCGAAGCTGACTTTCATCAGATTGTTGCAGACATAGCAGGTATACCTAGAAAACAAGCGAAGACTGTGAATCTTGGATTGATGTATGGAATGGGTAAAGGTAAATTAGCAAACATTCTTGATCTATCTGTAGATGAAGCAACTGCTCTTTTAAATAAATATAATGATAAAGTTCCATTTCTAAAATCAATATCAGAGAAGACAACAAAGAAAGCATCGGAGAGTGGTATTATTAGAACTTGGTTGGGCCGTAAATGTAGATTCAATATGTATGAACCTATCTCTTATCAGTACAATAAAGCATTACCTATGAAAGAAGCTATCGCTGAATATGGCGGTAAGGGTAGAATCAGAAGAGCTTTTACATACAAGGCGCTGAATAGATTGATTCAAGGGTCAAGTGCCGACCAAACCAAGAAAGCAATGGTCGATTGTTATGAAGCAGGTCTTACTCCCGTGCTTACAGTTCATGATGAATTGTGTTTTAATGTTCAAAATGACAAACAAATTAAACAAATCAAAGAAATTATGTCTAATTGTGTGCCCGAACTTAAAATACCCTTTGATGTAGACGCTGAAATGGGGTCAAATTGGGGTGAAGTTGGATAGTGGACAATACAAAAACACACAAAACATAAGGTATTTCTAGGGTATAATCACACACGGGACATTTGTTTTGGCTCTGTACGGGCATCCTAGAGCCTAGTTTTTTCTCACAGGTTTGCAATATGCAGTAATTTTACCTACTTTACCATCTAACAGTGGAACATCTGGTTGATTGTTCAAACGTCTAGCAAAATACAAACAAGTGTTAATATTTTCAAATTTTTGTGTCTGGTTTATAACTCTTTCGTTGAGCATAAAGACCAGAAGAAACTCGATCATTCATTCTTAGCCTTCCAAAAGTATTCATCTGTGTCTCCGAGTCTGGTCATGTTACCATTCTCGACTTGATATTCTATTGTACTGACTTTGAAGTCTGGTTTCAATGGTTCTGCTGGTGTTAAAGAGTTATCATAAATTCGTGTTCTATTATTTGGATACAAACAAAACTGTCCGTTATATAATTCTATTAAATTTGATGACTTATGTTCTGTCGGTGTTTCACTGGTGGAATAATCTATTACATCTGGATCTTGATGATAGTTATCAAGAGTGCATATGTATGAACCCCTCATTGTTCCGTGATCCCTTGTTAACACTTCATAGTCCATTGAACCGATGAATTGCTTACAAAGAACAACAACACCATAATCCATACAATTCCAAAATTGAAGATTGTTAAGAGGTAAATCTGGTTCAGGCGTTTTGGGTTGAGATAGAAACGCACTAATAGGCAACTTGTCATACAGAGCACCGTAATCAGGCAAGTAAGTCTCAAAATAAAATGCTCTTCCAGGTATAGATTTACATGATACCCAGACTCCGCGAACAAAATCTCCGTGCCCATCTTTTAAATCCCTTAAATATTCTTTTCTGACCCACACATCAATAGAAGGTAAATTAGCAATCAGTGTTGACATCTATGTGTAAATCAAACCTCGTCTGTACCCATTGACTCTATCATATGTAAGAGATTCTTTTCTGTTTGCATCTCCGACATAAGATACATGAACCCAACCAGAGCTTGGACCTTTAGCTCTTTCATAACATTCTAATATTAACTGATCGTAATCTAATGAGTTTGCAATGTATTGTGCTAACTCTGCATTAGCAACACCTGGTATTTCTATATCCGCCGCCTGACCTTTGCAATGCTGACTACTGCTTTTAGATCCTATGGCTCGACATAACGCTGCGCTGCGATACCCAGAATTAATCATGATTGGTTTACCAAAATGTTCACGGAGAGGCTCAAGAACATTAGTACATAGTGCTATCATACCAACTACATGTTTATCTTCTGGCATATTTTCTATGCCTTTTCTTTCTGCTGTTTGTGATTTAGTAAATTCTGTTAATGTAAAATGTGGGGATAATCTACTCATCCAGTTCTCCTAGCGATCTGCATATTCTTTAGAACATCCTCTGGGTTAGCACCTAAGAAAGCTGCTATTTCTCTGTTTCGTGGATCTGTTCTAAATAATTCATTGTTAATAGTATTTTGTGCTACATTTGTAGTTTGTGGTGCTACTACATTTTGTGTCATAGGTGGTAGTTCTGGTGCATTGACAGGTGAGTTATTTAAAATATTTTTTATATCTGGCGCTGGCTTTTCTTTAACTGGTTGCGGACTCAATTTGATATTGTTTCTGTTTCTTCTAATCCTATTAATTGCATTTAATGGAATGTTAATTCCTTTTCTTCTAGCTTCAAGCAATTTCTTTTTATCTGGTAGATAAGGAATGTATTTGTCTTGTTGAAGAGAATATATTTCTCTGTTACCTAAACCAGCTTTAAATTTTAAAATTTTTCTAATTTCAGAGTCTCGTAAACCCATCTTTTTAAAATCATCATAAGCTAATTTCATTTTTCTAAAAGCTCGTAGTCTAGCATCATCTGCTCTAATATACGCCTCAAGCATTTGATTATCTGTTGGATTTTCTAATCGTAAAGCATCACTAAACAATGTAGCCGCGCTTGATCTTTCTCCTTTAAACTCTTGACCAGTGAACTGTAATATTTTTTCTCTGTCTATAACTTGAGTTTGCAGTCCGGTAAAAGCTCTGAATATTTCACCTGCTGCGGTATATTCTCTGCCAGTTGTTGGCTCTTCTGCATTTACATTAAAACCAAAGAACTCTCCACCTTCTGGAAAAAGCACACCTCTTGTTGTTCTTCCTAACTCTATAGATTTAACAGGTTCACCTGTGCCACTTGCAATACCTAAGTCTGCACCCACTGGTATTCTTATTGGTAGTATATTAGGTTTCATTGTATTTAAAATATGTAGTAAAGATTTTTCTATTCCTACGGCAGATGTATCTGCATCTTTGTAAACTCTAGCTCCAGACTTTGTTCTTCCACCTCTTCCCACACCAAATGATGTAATACCTTCGCTTGGTAACACATCAATAAAGGCATCATAGATCATAGATGTCTGTAAGAATGGCTCAAAGAACTCACCCATTGCTTCATACATAGCACCTCTAGCGTTTTGAAAACCAGTTTTGTCTAGTTTTGTGCCTTCTCTCAAAGACTTTAATACTGTGTGAAACGGCTTTGATAAAATATCCCAAGGGTTCGTGTGACTAAAATCAATAACTTCTGGATTACCATTTTTGTCTTTTCCTACTGGAATTAACTGTGCGTTTTTCTGCCAAGGTGCAGCTCTTCTATTGATAGCATCTAACTCTTCATCAGAAGTATCTGTCATCATCTGACCAAATCTTTGTAGTCCTTCTCCCATAACACCAAAAGTAAACAATCCGTTTGTCAATCGTCTTGCACCAATCTCTCTGATTGCAGCACTATCACTAGCAAGTTCTTTCATGGCAACATCTAGAGTATTAAATCCAGTTCTTAATATTTCTGCTGGGAACGCTATGAAGTTACCAACGGGCAGTCCTCTTAAACCTTTAATTAAATCTGGTACAAGTTCATAGTTAGGAACTAAATTACGAACATTGTCTGCTGCAAACTGTTTCATTGCTTCTGTCAACTGTTCTTGAATTGGACCAAAGGCAACTTGTTGTACTCCTTCTATATTAGGATCGGGTTCTCTTCTAATATTAAAATTTATGTGTTTTCCAAAATCTTCGTCTGCAAGTTGTACTGCTCTACCGATCATTTGTTTTTGTTGTTCTGGATTTAAAGTATTGTAATTGTTTGCTTTTTTTGATCTTTGTATTTGATCGTGTTGCATCTTACGTCTAGCGTTTCTTAGTTTTTGTAGTTCGAAATGATAGTTGTATATTTTCCAAATATCATCACCACCTCTATATAAATCCTCTGCTAGATTCAACGGACCTTCAAAGAACTGACCTAGTTTACTTCGTCTTGTTACTTTAAACTCTGGACTTCTCACACCACCAGCACCACCAACTTCTCCTGGTAGTTGTAGCTCACCTTTAACTTGACTTGCTACAAAATCGCCCTTTGCTTCGTACCCTAAACCTTTTCTTAAATTGTCTTGTATCTCACGGAGTTGAGCCGAGCTACCAATGACTCCTCGTTTTTGCATGTCGACAAGAAAATCTAATGTTTTCCCGTCTCTTTCTAAATCTAAAAAAGTCATGTTTTTTATTTTTAGTTCTTTGTCAATAACATCTCTCAATACTGTATTAACAGACGTTCCTAAACTAGAACCTTTACCATAATTACCTTGAGCTAAAGCAAAACCAGCAGCAGAAGTTACGTTTCTAACTTGTGTCAAAGGAGACAAAATAGTTTTTGCATATTGAGTCATACCCTTTAATTTTTGCATTGTGCCGTATGCTTGTCTAAGAAATGTAGGCATCGTGTCTGCATCTGCCCAAACTGCGTTACTTAAATTATTAAACATAACTCTTGGAACAGCATACCCAAACATTGTGCCATAAATACTCTTAGAAGCGTTTGCACCTGGCGTGAAGTTACCTCCTTCAACAGTATCAGTAGATCGTCCTAAGATAACATGATTAGGATTGTCTTTTTCAAACAAGTTTATTGCTTTTTGTATAGACGTAGCATCTAATTGATCGGCTCTTGATATTGTACTTAAATCAATACCTTGAAATTCACTAGGGTTTTTTCTTATTACATTTATAATTTCATCGTTCATATTAAAGAAAATTTGTTTTTCTGGCTCTGCTCCTTCTGCAAGTCTAGAATTTCTAGCTACAACTTGTGCTATGTTTGCATCAGCAGAGTTTTTAAATAATTGTAAAAATTTATCAGTAGCAATAAAATTAGACAGTTCGGAGACAGTAGATATAAAGGCTTCTCTTGGATCTCTTATCTCTCCTAGTATTGCTTTAAGAACATCACTATCTACTTTTCTTTTTTGAATCAAACTAACATCAAGACGATTTTGAAATATTCTATTTAATCCAATACCTGGGTTACCCATTCTTTGTTTTGCTTTACTAGTAACTTCATCTATGTATCTGGTTGCCTCTTCTCTAGTAAAATTCAAACGACCTGCATACAATTCAGCTGCTCGTGCATCTGTCAAGTTAAGAGCTGTTCCAGATAAAACACCTCTGACATGCCCTATGTCTACGCCCTCACCTGCTACAATTTTATTAACAATTTCATTTTTAGCTTTGGGATCTAGTTTAAAATTTTTATCATTATATATTCTGTATTGTCTTCTAAGGTATCCACCTTCTTTAGCAATTCTTGTTATCTGTCTAACAAACTCGGCTCTAGTTATACTTCCGTCTGTTGTTTGTTCTGGTAATTCTTTTACAACATTACTTTTTACAAACTGATCGGTAAGTCCTTCAATAGTTAATTTAGCCTCTCTGTATAATTTATATAAATCATCTGGAAGATCTGTAATTCTCTGCGACATTTCTTGTGATTTTTCTATTTGTCTAGTAGTCAGTCCAGCTTCATTAAATCTCTTTTCTGCTCCTTCTAATACATCCATAAAGTTATCAATGTATTTTCTTTTATGTTGATCGGGTAGACTTGTATATCTATCAGTCTTCAAAAGTTCTTTGATCTTGTCATCTATTTCTTGCATCTGTTGTTGTGCAACTTTAATATTACCTTCAACTTCTGGGTTAATTAATGATCGAACTCTTGCAACTTCGGGATTCAAAAAACCTCTGTATCGTGCAATGGCTTCCATTCTTCCTATAATACCAGCAAGTGTCCCTACTGAATCATCTCCAGTTAAACCTCTTGTTAATAAGTTTTGTTCTCTTTCTAGTATACTTGCCGTGGCTCTTTTTAAACCCTCTCTTGCAAGTGGTACAGTAAATCCACTAGCTAAATCAAGAACAGTTGTTTGTTTACCAGTAGGTAATGCTTTCCCTAAACCAGATCCTAGTGTTGGACTAAGTTTGTCTAAAAGCTCCGCGGGTCGTGCTGCTAAAGTTCTATTTACAACATTCAAAGACGCTAAAAATGCTGGAGGTAAAACGGCAGTTGCTACTCCACCTTCTATACCAACTTTCATCTTGTTCCATATTTTAGCAAACGCTCTTTCTTGTCCTTCTTTTCCTACGGCATCGACTGTATTAGTTGGGCCTGCTTCAAAAAAATCGCCAAGAGTTTGTGTATCGTCAGTAGAAACAATAGCATCTGCAAAACCAGCACTAGCTGCTAATAGTGCGTATCTTCCAACCTTTTGTGCTTGTGATTGTTTGAAACCAGGAACTCCTAAAAACTTTTCTCGAAGTTTAATATCTGCCGCATCCCTAGCTCTGTTTATAGAACCAAGTGGAGATAATTGACGAGCATCTGTCTCGCCAACTCTTTTGGTTCCGATTTTTACTTCACCTTCTCGTATTCTTCGTCTTCGTTCTACATCAGTTAAAAACTTTTTTGTTTTTGGAGCGAAAGCATCTAACAGTTTACTCGTGCCTCTAGTTATAGGTGCGGTAACAAATCTGTCTGGTCTGAGTAAACTACCAGCTCTACCAGTACCAGTTGCTAACTTACCAACTTTAGAAATAGCAGACGCTGCACCTATACCAGGAATACCAAACTGAACAAGTGCTTCTGTTACTTTACCCGCAGCACCTTCTGGATCTATACCAGCATTTTCTCTGACTTCATCAAACCATGCTTCAACGGCTCCCGTTGCATTGCCTCCAGTGATGGCATCTGATATTAAAGTTCCAGTTGAAATAATACCTTCTGGTATTTTAGATAAACCAGAAACTACACCTTCACCAGCTTCAGTAAAAAATCCTTCGTAGCGTTGATTTCTATTTTGATTTCTAGAACCAGTTGATGGTTTAGGCGTTACTCTCCGTCTAGCTTCTTCTTCGCCAATCTCTTTAGAAAATGTGTAGTTTGTGCCGTCTATATTGTATGTATACATTCAACACCTAATTACTTAGTGAAAAATTTATAAAAAGATCTTTATTGTTATTAAAAGTTGTAGCTATTTTATCACCTGTGTTATTGTTTAATGCGTCTCTTATTGCACTTTTGATATTCTCATTAAGAGATTCAAAATCAAGTTTAACACCCTCAAATTTTTGTAATGGTCTATACGCTCCAATTATCTCACTTAAAGCGGCATTATAGTTAGGATACTGTGCATCCATAGCTTTTTTATAATTACTTCCAGATTTTTCTAACTCAGATATTTTTTGTCCAATAGCATCTTGAGCATCTTGAGATAATTCTTTCTCACCTGTGTAAGTAATACCGTAACCCCCTAACTTTCCAAGAATATTCCTTGTTGTTTGCGTATCAGTTAAACTTCTTATATTTTTATTAGCTAAGATAGTTGTCAAACTTTTACCACTGTCTGTAAACTTTTTAGTTGGTTTTAAATTATCTGGAGTTGCTGGTTTAGTTGGATCTTTTAATTCAATATAACCATCTAACATAGCACCTGTTATTAGTTCTGGTGTCATCATTTTTAACTTATTAAAAGCAAGTTCATTTGCTTTATCTGCTTGTTCTTTACTAACATCAAATTTATATTTTTCAAAATTCATTTCAGAAAACGCTTTAAGATGATTCATCTTTAACATTCTACCAGCGACTTCTCTGTTAAGCTGATTCAATAAGTTCTCTCTCTCTATACCAAAAAATTTACTTGTTATCTGAAACTCTGCACCAGCTCTCTGCAAGTTTAATGTATTTTTTGCAAGTTCTTCTGCTTTGGCATCTTTTAACATAGTGTACGCAGTTGTCGTATATGTCTTCACATCTTCTCTGTAATCTTCATTAATGTCTTTTATATCTCTGCCGTAGCCTTCAAGTCCTACACCAAAACCTTTCGCTACATTAGTCAAAGCATTGTCGCTTTCTCCCGCAGCCACTGCAAGACCTGCTCTCATTACATTTAACCAAATAGCAGACTGTCGATCCTTCGATAAATTTTCATCGAGTGTGTCTCTGTTATAACCAAGAAGCTCAAACACATCATCTTTTACGTCATCAAAGCCTATCTCTTTTGGTTTTTTACCTAGAGCTTCTCTGTAAGCCTTTACTGATTTATTCATTGTTGTACCAAACAAATCTCTATTACTTAGATTCGACATGTCCTTGCTGAAGTTTGTATACAAACCTTGAATTTCTTTAGATATTTTTTCCATACCTTGTTGAGTATTAGAAAAATCAAACTCTTTTCTTGTAGTTGTAGTGCCAGTGTTGTCTTTTACTACATTAGATGTAAGAGGAGCTTCTGATAATGGAATGTCACCACCACCAAAGTTTTCTGCATCTTTGTCAAAAATATCTTGATTTGATTTGTTTATCTTTTTTCCTAAATTATCAACTGTCTTCTCTGCTTCTTTTTTGGCTGTGTCTGTAGTAAGTTTTTTTTCTGTTGCCGCTATTTCTTTTAACTGTTCTAGCTTTGTTTTCTCTGCTGCTGGATCTACATCTTCAGTAGATATTTCTGCAACTCTTGGAAAAATAAATTTGTTATCTGATTTTGCAGCAGATGCTACACCAGGTACCATATTCATGTTCAACGGTGGTACTTGAAAAGATTTGTTTAACGGACTTGCATTAGCAGTGCTAACTCTAATCAACTCTGGACTAGAACGCATAATTCCACTGATTTGATCTTGACCAGGTATTCTAAACATTGCTCTATTAAGTACACTCATTATGCTGCCCTCGGTCCACCAAAGAAGTTACCAAAACCACCTGCTTGTCCTATTGCTCCAAGACCCGCGATCCCTAGTCCAAGCATCTGTGATCCCGTGCTTGGTGGCGGTTTACTCGTTGTAGTTGCGGTTTGTTGCAACGATGGCACACCTTTAAAAATGTCAGATAAGAAACCTATTTTTTGAAAAGGTAATGCTTGTTGTGCTAATGTGTTTTGTTTGTCAATATCAAACTGTTTTTGACTTTGACCTTGTTGTAAACCACCAATACCTAACAATGTATTTATATCTTGCACACCCATCTGTTGTCCTAATTGTCCAAGAGCCGCGGTTTGTGTTCCCATCTGCCCGATTTGTGTACCAAGTGCACCAGTTGACTGACCAAGTTGACCAGTAAGCTGTGCTTGTTTTAATGCTTGTGATGCTTGTTGTTGTGCTAAATTCTGTGCTTGTGCAAAACCTTGTGATCTTAACTGTGCACCAGTTCGTGCTTGTTGATCCATAACATTTCTTGCAATCTCACCTTGAGCTATACCTTGTCTTGATCCACCAAAAGCACCTGCACCAACTGCATTTCCAGCAACTTGATTTTGTTGCATCGCACCTTGCCTTGCTATATCAGCTTGTGTTGCTGCAATTACATCCTCTGTATAAGGATCCATAAACTGTTGATAAGATGTTGGATCAAAACCAGCTTGAGCAGTTTGTCCTATTGCTGATCCAATAGTTCCAAGTCCAGTGCCCACGGCTCCAATGCCTTGACCTATGGCTTCACTACCTTTTTGCAGAAAAGGTTGGAAAGAACCAACGCCACCCATTGCACTTTGTATTGCTTGTTGTTGTCCTTGAGAAAGTCCTGCTAACTGTGAAGGAGCATAAGGCATAGTGCCGTCATCTGCCAGATTTTGTGCACTCGTAAAAATATTAGCTAAAAAATCTTCTTGGAATTTTGGAAGTCTAGCTTCTTGAATAACTGTTTGTGTAGCCATTATGCAACCCTCTCTAGTTCAGACATCATTTCATACATTCTTGCAGCTCCGACATCTCTATCTCCACCACCTGCTCCTCTGACTGCTTTTGCAGTCAATACAAATTCACCGTCTGACAATCTTGCTGGTACAGAATCACTTGTTCCCGTCCCAGGTCCGTTGACCTCGCCACCAGCTGCAGCTCTTATACCTTGTTTTTCTGCAAGATCTTTAAAATATTTTTTTCTGTCTTCGTCATCATCTAAATCATAACTCGTATCGCCAATAAAGCCAAGACCTAAGACAGATTTACCAATCGAATCTGGTCTTCGTTTATACTCTTCTTGTTCTGGTTCTTCTCCACTAAGTGCAGCTAAACTACCAATACCACCAATCGTTGCTATACCAGTGGGAGTTTTAGCAAAGTCTATGGCTTTATCAAAGAAAGTTGGTTCTGGAGTAGGAATATATTTAGGAATAGCAGAGCTACTCGCAAAGTCAGACATACCAACATTGGAACTAGCAGCAGATGTTCCTACATTTGCCACTGCATTAGAAGCCGTAGGAGTAAAAAAGTTACCTCCACTTGCAGCGTATCCACCAATACCACCAAGGAGTGCAGCTTTTAAGGCATCATCTGTATCTGCACCTGCAGCCAATGATCCTATACCTGCTCCAAAAGCAGAGCCTAGTGCGGCAGAACCCATTGGACCACCAATAGCAAAGCCAATAGTACCTCCAATAACTGGAGCGGCTTTTTTTAAAATCTTTGTAAAACTTTTAAATATTCCCATAATTTAACACTCTACCAATTATTCGGCTTTTTTTCAACACTATATCTGTGCCAACGCACTTGTTGTTACTCTTGTCTTCGATAATTCTTGTATACTTGCCACAACATGAAGTCTTCCTCCAGTTGCAGCTTGTACTTTTAATATTTCTCCACCTTGTAAAATTAAATCTTTTAATAGTAACTCTTTTGTGCTTACTGCACCAACTTCTTCTAATTTAAAAACACTAAAAGTATCTGCTCCAGAAATGAGTGTTACTGTTATTGTATCAGCACTACCAGAATCATTAGATACAAGTATTGAATTAACAATAGACGCATTGAAGTCTGCATCACTTGGTGTAGTATATAAAACTGTATCATTTGTATTAGTTAAATCAAGTTTTGCGTTTGTTAAACCTTGTATGTACTGAGGAATACTAGTTATTAACATTATCTTCTACCATCCTCTCGTATGTCAACTCTTGGCGTACCCAACTTATATTTTGTACCCAATGATGTAGAATCTATTCTTAAAGCAAAAGATCTACCTCTTAACCTATAATCTAGCTTTTCTGTAAATTGTTCTATTGGACTTGTTGCAGATCTCTGTGTCGCACCTTCCGTTGTTTCATTAAAGTTTGACCCTGGAAAGTTCTTTGCTTTCATTGTAAATGATACATCTGGATTAACACTGGTTGACCCATCAAACGTAACATCTGGTATAACTCTTTTTAAGAATACAAATTTATCTCCATCACCTATATC